GCGTCCGGCAGCTTGTTTAAGGGCGGATGGCGGCCTTTCGTAGGGTGGATTTGTGGATTTGCTTTACTGTACCACTTCATCCTCTGCCCACTAATTATATTTGTAGTGACACTTTCTGGTGCAGCAATACCACCACTGCCTGAGTTTGATATGGGTAGCCTTATGACAGTGCTACTAGGCATGCTCGGCATTGGCGGATTGAGGACATTCGAGAAACAAAAAGGGCTAACGAAGTAGTGTGGGTGCTGGTTTGGATGCAGTTAATCTCGGGGCAACCCGTAGAGTATTTCCAACTAGCGGTGTACGGAAGTAATGTTGAATGCGAAAAGAATAGAAAACACGCAGAGATTATGGTAACACACAACGGAATCGCCGTTGCTTGCTTGGAGGTTAAGGTATGAAGATGTTTGTAAACTTATACTATAGGATCAAATACAAACTAACGGGTGTGCTATATCACAAAAGCACTAATGTTAATGTTACAGGCGTTACGGGAAGTGTACTGGGTAAAAGTTCCAAGAAAAAAGGAAAAAAGAAATGACCTTTAAACTATCAGCACGAAGCCTAGACAGGCTTATCGGTGTAGACGAACGACTTGTTTCTGTAGTAAAATCTGCAATCCACCATACAAAAATAGATTTTGGTGTGATCTGTGGTATGCGAACCCACAAAGAGCAAGAAGACCTTGTGGCAAAGGGCGCGTCACAGACGATGAAATCTAAACACCTTGATGGACTTGCCGTGGATCTTATGGCATATATTGGCTCAAGGTCGTCCTGGGAATTAAATCTTTATGACGATATTGCCGCTGCTATGGCTGAAGCGGCTCGCGAAATTGATGTGCCCCTTCGTTGGGGTGCTGCTTGGACTGTGCCAAATATCGCACATTATCGAGGCGGCACGATGGAAGATGCAATGAACGAGTACATTGATGAGCGTAGAATGCAAAAACGCAGACCGTTTATAGACGGACCACACTTTGAACTTATGATTTAGGAGAGTACGATGAAGAAGAAAAAGGGTATGGCAATGGGCGGCAAGATCAAAGCCAAGGGTATGGCATTGGGCGGCGCTGTGATGCCAATGGGCAAAGACCCCAAAACTGGTAAGCAGGTTCCTAAGTTCGCCATGGATGGCGTAGGCAAGATGGCTAAAGGTGGCCGTGTCAAAGCCAAAGGTATGGCAATGGGCGGCAAGGTCAAAGCCAAAGGTATGGCAATGGGCGGCAAGGTCAAAGCCAAAGGTATGGCAATGGGCGGCAAGGTCAAAGCTAAAGGTATGGCCATGGGCGGCAAAGTTAAATCCAAGGGCATGGCTATGGGTGGTAAGATTAAATCCAAAGGTTACGCATTGGGTGGCAGTATCAAGTCCAAAGGCGCGGCTATGGGCGGCGCAGGCTTCGGCGCAGCTCGTTCTTCAGGAAAAGCGATAGTCACCTATTAATGGCCTTTCTACAAAGTAACATCCCGCACTTTAAGTGCTGGGTGCGGCGTGAGTACACACACAACCATACTGCGTACCACGGAGAGTTTTTACATGCGATGGCGATTGGCGTCACCACCATGCCGAACAGATGCCTGAGTTTTCAGGTGATTTTCACTGGCTGCGAAGCGGACATCGAGGGTATACCTAATGTCCATGGCGGAGCTATGTGGGCGAGAATGCCCATTACAGCGTTAGTAGGGGACACTCCATTTGAAGAGTGGCCGGAACCTATGCCTGTTCACGCAGCGCAACCTTGGGACTGCTCGTCCCGTACACACGCTGTGTACCAGATGGACAGAACTACACCTTGCCCTTGGATGGCGAAGGTGGAGAGCGAGTTCTATCCGGCTAAGTATATGTTTACTGTGGATTACACTGACAGCGAAATTGCGGATGACCCTGCGCAGCATAAGCAGAGTCACGTTTTAGAGCTGCTCGATGCTGGCCCATACACTGGAAACATCGTTGCTTTGCCTAACAACAGGGTAAGAGTTACGCACCCAGCTTGGTTTGAAACTGGAGAAGGTGCGCCAGACTTTAGGCCGTCTCAACACATTCATTACTCTAAGTCAGATTTGGACTATACACTGGATGTTAATCGGGTGTTTGATAACTTGTACCACGACAGCTCTGAAGAGGATAAACTTTAATGGACCTTGTGGACTTCTCGACATACATGTATAAGCTACTACGAGAGCGCGAACAAGATATTGCAAGTTCTCTCGCACATGATGCTGCCAAAGACTGGGAGCATTACAAACTCATGGTAGGTGAGATACGGGGCCTGACCTACGCCCGTGAGGAAATAAAAGCCCTGCTGGAGAGAAACGCAGACGATGTCGAAGACCTTATATCTTCCTGATCACGTTGCGCAGAAAATGAACAAGGACAAAGAGAAGGCTCCGGCTGACTCGTCCGATGTGAATAGCGCATATGTGGACGCCACCGAGAAGGTGTTAGACCCTTCTCTACTAGAGAAACCCCTTTTGGAACGACTACCGCAGCCCACGGGCTGGCGCTTGTTGGTGATGCCTTATCAAGGTGCAACCAAGACGCAGGGTGGTTTACATATCCCAGATGAGATTCGAGCTCGTGAGGCTGTAGCTACTGTTGTGGCTTACGTTCTCAAGATCGGGCCTTTGGCATACAAAGACCCAGGCAAGTTTGGACAGGATGCAGAACCTTGGTGCGAAGAAGGCCAATGGGTTTGTATCGGTAGATATTCGGGATCACGTTTCAAGATTGACGGTGGAGAAGTTCGCATCATTAACGATGACGAAGTTATCGCTACTATTCTTGAACCTGATGACATTAAGCAGGTCTAGGAGAAAACTATGTCTCAAGAAAATGAAGAAGTCATTGAAGACGAAGATGAGGGAGTAGAGGTAGAGGTAGAAGTAAAGGCGGAAGCTGGAACTGAAATCGAAATCGAAACTGGACCTTCTGATTCAAAAGAAGAAAAGGCGTCTGGCTCAGAAGATGAGTTGGATAGCTACAGTAACAAAGTTCAAACCCGCATTAAAAAGCTGACCGAGAAATACCGTAAAGAAGAACGGGATCGGGAAGAAGCGGTGCGAATGGCACAACAACTGTTGAATGAGAACCAAAACCTTAAAAGTCGCATGCAGAATTTAGACAAGGGCTACCTTGCAGAATACGGCACACGGCTTGAAACTCAGGTTGCTTCAGCTAAAAAGTTGTACCGTGAGGCCCACGACAGCGGTGACACCGATAAAATGTTAGAGGCTCAAGAAGCCTTATCAAACATGTCTATCGAGAACGAACGCTTACGTTTAGCTAAACAAAGATCGGAGCAGGCCCAGCCTGTTCAAGCCCAGCAACCTGTTGTTCCACAACAACAAGTTCCGCAAACTCCTGCGGCAAAGCCCGATCCCAAAGCCGAAGCGTGGGCAGAGAAGAACGATTGGTTTGGAAACGACGAGGTTATGACATATGCTGCTTTTGGCATACATCGTAAATTAGTTGAGGAAGAAGGAATTGACCCGACTGCAAATGACTACTATAGTGAAGTAGACAAACGCATGCGCGTGGAATTTCCACACAAATTCCAAGCCGCGAAGAAATCGGGTGGAGCACAGGTCGCACCTGCTGGCGCTTCAGCTACCCGCAGTACAGCAAAAACAGGGCGCAGGTCGGTGAAACTCTCACCATCACAAATTGCGATGGCAAAACGGTTAAACGTCCCGCTTGAAGAATATGCAAAATATGTGAAGGATTGATAGAATGACTGATAGAAAACCGCGCGAGAGCGCTACCCGCGAAACAGAAACGCGCCGTAAACCATGGGCTCCGCCCAGTCGCCTTGAAGCACCTGTAGCCCCTCCAGGCTATGTGCATCGTTGGATTCGAGTCGCAATGCGTGGTGAAGAAGACAAAATGAATGTCAACACCAAGCTACGCGAAGGATGGGAACCTGTCCGTAAGGACGAGTATCCAGACTATGAAGCTCCCACTATTGACGAAGGTCGATACGAAGGGGTTATCGGACAAGGTGGATTGATGCTGTGCCGAATACCTGTAGAGACCGCCCAAGAACGATCCGCGTATTACGGGAACCGGACCCGCGAACAGATGGTAGCAGTTGACCAGGACCTAATGAAGGACCAACATCCTTCGATGCCGATTTCTAATAATCGGCAAAGTCGTGTATCCTTTGGAGGCTCGCGAGGAGACTCCAAGTAACTTTGAGGTGCTATTATGGCAAATTCTAACGGATCCTTTGGGCTACGTCCCATTGGTAAAATTGGTCAATCGACCAACTCTACTGGTCTATCTGAATATCGCATAGCTTCTGACAACTCCAATCCAATGTTCCAAGGCATGGCGGTTATTCCGTTGGCTGCGGGCGTCATTGACGATCTACAAGCTGCGGCTGGTGGTAATGTCAGTATTGTGGGTGTGTTCTATGGCTGTGAGTATGTTTCATCTACTACAGGTGAAGTTATTCGGGCAAACCAATGGCCCGGTTCTGGCGCGGATTCTAATTTCCCTGTCAAAGCCTTTTTGTATGACGATCCAAATCAACTGTTCACCATTGCAACATCTAATGTTGTGGCTGGTCAGAACACTGAAGCGGAAATTCTTACATCTGTGTTCGCAAACATCGCGTTTGCAACAGGCAACAGTGGTTCTACAACTACTGGTATTTCTTCTGCAACCGCAGATTTAAATACAGTCGCAGCTACCAACACTTTGGCACTCCGTGTTATGGGCATACAAGATGACCCAGACAATTCGGATTTCACTGTCGCTGGTATTCCATTAATCGTTCGTATCAACAACCACTTCAATGCGCCTACTGGTTCCATTGCAGCGGGTACTGTTGCTACGACCGGCGTATAAGGGGGTCTAAAACATGGCTATTTCACGCGCACAATTAGCGAAAGAGCTTGAACCAGGTCTCAACGCCTTGTTTGGTATGGAGTACGATCGCTACGAAAACCAACATTCAGAGCTGTATACAACTGAATCATCGGACAGAGCGTTCGAGGAGGAAGTTATGCTATCTGGATTTGGCTCGGCACCTACTAAGTCTGAAGGTTCCGCTGTCAACTTTGACGATGCTAACGAAGCATACACAGCTCGTTACAACCACGAAACCGTTGCGCTTGCCTTCTCAATTACTGAGGAAGCAATCGAGGACAACTTGTATGACCGCCTCGGCAGTCGTTACACACGCGCTCTCGCTCGCTCAATGGCCCACTCTAAGCAGGTTAAAGCCGCTGCGGTATTGAACAATGCGTTCGCCGCTGGTGCAACTGCTGGCGGAGACGGTGTTGCACTTTGCGCCACTGATCACCCGCTTACAAACGGTGGAACTTTCGCTAACGAACCATCAACTGCTGCTGATCTGAACGAAACTTCTTTGGAAGACGCTCTGATCAACATTGCTGGTTATGTTGACGAACGTGGCTTGAAGGTTGCTCTTCGCGGCATGAAGTTGATGATCCCACGGCAATTGCAATTCGTTGCAGAGCGCCTGATGGTCTCCAACCTCCGCACTAGTACTGCTGACAACGACACTAACGCAATTCGTTCAATGGGGATGTTGCCTGATGGTTATGCCGTCAACGACTTCCTTACTGATCCAGATGCGTTTTTCCTCAAGACTGATGCGCCTCGTGGCTTTGTTCACTTTGAGCGGACTCCGCTTTCCACTAACATGGAAGCTGATTTCGACACAGGTAACATGCGCTTCAAGGCTCGTGAGCGTTATAGCTTCGGCTTTAGTGACCCACGTTGTGTGTTTGGCTCCCCTGGAGCGTAAGACACATTGCACTTGTTAGATTGAGGCGGTCTTCGGATCGCCTCTTTCTTTTTGTAAAAATCTATTGTACTGTTTGGGCATCCCTGACAGTCGCATTGGGCGGCTGACTTAACCCAGACAGGAGATTCCCATGGGTAATTCTACTTTTAGCGGACCAGTGCGTTCGCAAAACGGCTTTCAAGACATCACAACTAATGCCACAACGGGCACGGATACCACAAATTCCACATATGGAACGAACGCTTCTGTAGGCGGCGACCTTACGGTACTTGGGTCTATCTTGTCTGGTGGTGTAAACCCCTCGCTAAACGGTCTAGCTGTAACTGCTAAAGCTACAGGAGCCACTGTTACTTACGTTGCTGGAATTAACGTCAACCCATTCACTGGTGGCGCACAGCAAATCACTACTCTGCCAGCAGCGACAGCAGGTGTTGTTGTTGTACACGCTCAGTCAGTAGACACTACTGGCGGCACTGCTTTCTTGAGCTTTGATTGTGCGGGTAGTGATGCTTATGAAACAGGCAGCGTTATCGAAAGCCGTACAAGCAGCGCAGTTGTGTTTGATACGTCTACTTCGGGTGAAACTTTGTTGAAGTATACTCCTGCAAGCGCAACAACAAACTTGTTCAGCATTGGCTCGTACATCTACTTTACTTGCACAACAGCAGGTCTGTGGAATATCTCGTTTAACTTTCAGCCTCTTGGCGCGGGTACTACTGGTACGTTTGTTTTCGCAGCCTAATGTTTAACTTGGCGGGGTTAACGCCCCGCCTTCATTTATAGGAGGCCAAAATGGCAGGATCAGACGTAACCGCAGTCATCATCAGCGATGAGGTGGCTTTAGACGCGGACGGAATTTCAACAGCCACTTCAGTGGGCAATAACGCAGCCTTGGTTATTGGCGGGGCTTTAGCCGACGGCGGTAGCGTTACTAACGCCTCTGCACGACAGGTAACAATTTTGTCCGCAGGTAACGATTCTTCAAAATCGTTTAATATAGTTGGCACAGATGTAAATGGTGCGGCTCTTACTGAGAACCTTACGGGCGCTAATGC